CAGGTAGAAATAACGAACTTGCTTACCAAATCTCAAAAGCTTCAAAAGAGCTAAAAAGAGATATGGAAACTTCTTTATGTGCTAACAATGCTAAAGTAGCAGGTAACGACACAACTGCAAGAGAACTAGGCGGANTAGAATCTTGGATTGCATCCAATGATGTTATGTCTGCTGCTGGTTCACCAGCATCACCTGCTGGTACAGGTGCAGATGCAAGAACTAATGGAACACAAAGAGCATTCACAGAAGCTCAACTAAAAGCAGCATTAAAGCTGGTTTGGGATTCTGGTGGAGATCCAACGATGATCCAATGTGGTTCTTTCAATAAACAAAAACTATCTGGTTTTACTGGTGGAGCAACAAGAATGGATCCAGCAGAAAACAAAAGATTGGTTGCAGCAGTAGATGTGTACGAAAGTGATTTCGGTGCATTGACTGTAGCTCCAAACAGATTCTCACCAGCTAGATCAGTTCACATTATCACACCTGATATGTGGGCGGTTGCTTTTTTAAGAGATTTTGCTCTTGAAGATTTAGCAAAAACTGGTGATGCTGCTAAGCAGTTCCTAGTTGCAGAGTACACTCTGGAATCTAGAAACGAAGCTGCATCAGGTGGAGTTTTTGATTTAACAACATCATAATAAATAGTTTTATAAGGGGGTATTAATTTATCCCCTTATAATTTTAATCAACAATTTTGTTTGGTCTTTGAAGTCAATCAATGGCGGAACGAAGCAAATAAAGGAAAAAAAACATGAGAACATTAAACGATTATTTTTTAACATCAAAAATTACTGACATCAGTACAGCAGGTTCAACTTTTGTACCTGTACCTGATGGTGGAAATGTTATTAAAATTATAACTTCAATTAAAAATGCAATATCAACAGCAAACGCAGCTTTATCTTTTGAAATAGGTGGAACTGCTATAACTGGTGGTGGAATTACAGTTACTCAATCTGGATCAGCAGCAGGGGATGTGGACACAGCAGAACCTACAGCAGCAAACAGAGTTGAAGAAGATGGATCAATTGAAATGATAACTGATGGCGGTTCTTCAACTGCTTGTGAATGTGTAATTACATTCGTTATCAGAAGATAATTATAGAATTTGAGGGGATCTTGCCTAGCGGTACTTCCCCTCAAATGTAAATTAATAAAGGAAAACAATTATGCCTATAGTAGGAAAAAGAAAATTTTCATATTCTAAATCAGGAATGAAAAAAGCTAAAGCNCATGCTAAAAAATCTGGCAAAAAAGTTAAATATAAAAAATAAGGAAAAAGACAATGGTAAATTATGGTTTAAGACATGGAACTACTCAAACAATATCAGTAGCATCATCAAGTGCAGCAGTAAGTAATGCGTTTGGAAGTGGTACTCATTATGTAAGAGTTGTTTCTACAACTAACTGTCATATTACATTCGCTGGTTCACCTACTGCTACAACAAGTATGGCTTATTTACCAGCAGGAGAAGTAGAAGTTATTAAAGTTTCTCCAGGTGAAAAAATGGCAGCTATTAGAACAAGTGGCGATGGTACTTTGTATTGTACTGAGCTTAGTGCGTAGTGGCTAAAAAGAAAAAAGTAATCTTTACGCAAAGATTGAACATATTAGCAGAGCTAAGTTTAAAAAACTTCAATTGCTAAACGCAGACCTAAAAAAAGTTCAATGAATAAAAGTAAAAGAAGATCGTTTAAATCTTATAATAGACAAGGTAAATGAAAACAAGAAATTCTGAAACAGAAGGTTTAATTACAGATAACTTTATACCCCATGAAGATAAGGGTGTAGTACATCAAAGATTTGTAAATCATAAACCTATCCTAGATCATAATAAAAAGCTTTATACTCAAAACGATGGTTATTCACCTGATAAAGGTTTGAAAAGAGTAGCATCTATTCCTACAATTGTTTTAGAAATATGGTGTAAAGAATATCATAAAGATCAAAACAAAGGTAATTGGTTTGCTTTACCAAAAGAAACACAACAAAAAATTTTAAGAGAAAAATTAAACAGTTCTGATTATAGATATTTTAGAACTGCCGAAGGAAGATTTTAATGGCACTAACATCATATTCAACACTTAAAACAGCAATAGCTAATTGGTTAAACAGAACAGATTTAACTGATGAAATAGCTGATGATTTTATAGTTTTAACAGAAGCAGATTTTAATTCTAAATTAAGAATTAGAAAAATGATTACGCAAAGCAGTATTACTATTGATAGTGAAACTGAATCTTTGCCTACAGGATTTTTACAAGTTAGAAACTTTTATATTTTATCTGGAGCTACAAAATATCCTTTAAGATATGTTTCACCATCACACATGGATCAATTAAGAGGAACATCTACAACAGGCACACCAGATGTTTATACAATATTAGGAGATACATTTAGATTTTCTCCAAAACCAGATACATCTTATACTGGTTATATTAATTATTATAAAACTTTTGATGCTTTATCTGCATCTAATACATCAAATTGGATATTAACAAATCATCCAGCAATTTATTTATATGGTTCATTATACCATGCTGCTAACTTTTTAGGTGGTATTGAGCCAGGACAAGTTCAACAATGGTTACAAATGTATGGAACTGCTATGGAACGATTAGAAATAAACGATAGAGAAGATCAGTATTCTGGATCACCTTTACAGGTTAGATCAGAAGATACTGTAGCTTCACCATTTGCTAGTCGTTACACAACTACAGTTACCAGTAATAGTTAGGAGTTAAATGCAAATACCTTTCGGAGAATGGCTACCTGACCAACCTGAACATGGAAAAAATGGAGCTAATGTTGCAAATAATGTTTATCATGCAGCAAACACTTATAAAAGATTTCCTTCTTTAGTAAGTTATAGTTCAAATACTGCAAGTACAGATTCTAAAGGAGCAGGTTCATTTAGAGATAACTCTAATACAGTTTATAACTTTGTAGCTACAAGAACAAATTTATACCAATTAACATCAGGAGCTTTTACTTCAAGAAAAGCAAGTTTAACTGGAGCTGCTACAGATTTTTGGACATTTACACAATTTGGTGAATATGTCATAGCAAGTAATGGAGTAGATCAACCTCAATATTTTTTAATGGGTACATCAACTAACTTTGCTAATCTTTCAGCTATAGCAACTGGTAATCCAGTATTTAGAGTTTCAGGAGTTGTTAGGGATTTTTTAGTTACAGGAAATATTACTAATGCCACAAACAGAATACAATGGTCTGGCATTAATGATATTACTACTTGGACAGCAGGAACAAGCCAATCAGATAGTCAAGATTTACCAGGCTCTGGTGGACAGGTAGTTGCAATAACTTCTGGTGAGGTTGGATATGTATTTAGACAAAACCAAATAGTTCGTATGGACTATGTGGGTGGTAATACAGTATTTAGACTTTCAGTTATATCTCCGAATAGAGGTGCGATGTATGGAAGAACAGTATGTCAGGATAATAGACAAATATTCTTTTATGCAGATGATGGTTTTTATCAAATAAATGGCGACCAGATTATACCTATTGGAGTTGAGAAGGTTAATAGATTTTTTGATTTAGATTTAAACAAAGCATATTCAGATAGAATATGTGCAGCAGTAGATCCATTTAATCAGTTAGCGATGTGGTTATATCCATCTTCAAGCAACACAACTAATACTACAGGAATTTGCGATAAAATAATTATTTATAATTATGCTACTCAAAAATGGTCATTAGCAGATGCTAGTGCAAGTACAATATTTTCACAATTCGTTGGAGCTTATACTGTTGAGTTAATGGATATTATATCTCAAAACTTAGAAAATGTTAGTGCAGCATTAGATACAGATTATTGGTCTGGTGGACAAATGTTATTAGGTGCTATTGATAGTGATTACAAAGCTGCAATTTTTTCTGGCACAGCTAATGAATGTGAAATTGAAACTTCAGAACTTGAACCATTTCCAGGTTTAAGAACTAACATTACAGGTGTTAGACCAATTGTAGATGCAGCAGCAACATTAACAGTTAAAACAAGAGAAAGATTAGCAGATACAGAATCTGCATCAAGCTCAGTATCAATGACTTCAAGCGGAATTAATCCTGTAAGACAATCAGGAAGATATGTAAGAGCAAATGTTAAAGTGCCAAGCGGCACTATATTTACTCATGCACAAGGAGTTGATTTTGTAGCATCAAGGGCAGGAACAAGATGAGTGATAAAATTGATATAGATAATGTTAGATACTCTATGGAAACACAAGAGTTCTTTCAAAGACAAATAGAAGAAGCAGTTAATGCTTTAATTA